AAAAGAAAAAACAAAATTAACGGATCAACGCACCTATTTTAAACCTTTTAACTATCCTTGGGCATATGATGCTTGGTTAAAACATGAACAAGCGCATTGGCTTCACTCAGAAGTTCCAATGGCTGAGGATGTTAAAGACTGGAAAAAGAAACTAACAAATGAAGAAAAACAATTTCTCACGAACATCTTCAGATTCTTCACTCAAGGAGACATTGATGTTGCTGGTGGTTATGTTAATAATTATCTTCCTTATTTCCCACAACCTGAAATCCGCATGATGCTTATGGGTTTCGCAGCTCGTGAAGCATTACATATTGCTGCTTACTCTCACTTAATTGAAACACTTGGTTTACCTGAAACAACATATAATCAATTCTTAGAATATCAGGAGATGAAAGATAAGCATGATTATGTTACGGAATTGTCTAGTAAAAATGGTACACTTGAGTCTACTGCTACTCATATTGCTGTCTTTTCTGCTTTCACTGAGGGCATGCAACTTTTTAGTTCATTCATTATGCTCCTTAATTTCCCACGCCATGGGTTAATGAAAGGTATGGGTCAGATTGTTACTTGGTCAATTGCTGATGAAACAATCCACGCTGAATCAATGATTCGTTTGTTCAAAGAGTTTATCAAAGAGAACAACGAAATCTGGAATGATGAATTAAAAGGTAAAATCTACACAATCGCTGAGAAAATGGTTGAGTTGGAAGATAAGTTTATTGACTTGTCCTTCGCTAATGCTGAGATGAGAGAATTATCTGCAGCTGATGTTAAACAGTATATTCGTTACATTGCTGATCGCCGTTTAATCAGTCTTGGTATGAAGGGAATCTTTAAAGTTAAAAAGAATCCACTACCATGGGTAGAGGAAATGATCAATGCGCCAATCCATGGCAACTTCTTTGAGAATCGTGTAACTGATTACGCAAAGGGTGCTTTGTCTGGAGATTGGGGAGATGTGTGGGGTAAAGCAGCATGACCACAAAACATTTCGAATGTGTAGAGTGTGGAGCACTCGGCAAAATTATACTGAAGGGCGATGAACAACAACTGGAAGACATCGTGTATTGTCCTGTCTGCTCAGCAGATATATATGAAGAGGACGACTACGATGAGGATGACCAGTGACATGGCTGTATAATGGTGAAGAATACAAAGGTGAAGATATTGCAGACTGGACAGGTTTTGTTTATCTGATCACCAATCTTGCCACAGGCAAGAAATATATTGGGAAAAAGTTGCTTTGGTTCGCAAAACAGCGTATAATAAAAGGTAAGAAAAAACGCACCAAGGTAGAATCTGACTGGCGTGATTATTGGTCCAGTTCAGAAGAAGTCAAGAAAGATGTTGAAACTTTCGGTGAAGGAAACTTCAAACGAGAGATACTTCATTTTTGTAAAAACAAGGGAACTACATCATATCTTGAGGCGAAGGAACAATTTGTTAATGAAGTTTTGGAGAATCCTGAATTATGGTACAACGGACAAATACAGTGTCGAATACACAAATCACACATCAAACTAAACAAATGACTTTATTGCTGTATTTTACAGCAGTAGCCCTGTCAGTTGTTTCAGCATACTACTCTATCGCTGGTCTTACTGCTATTTTCGCAGCAGCAGTAATTCCTATTATGATTATGGGTGGTGTATTGGAGTTTGCTAAACTTGTCGTTGCTTCTTGGTTATATAGAACTTGGACGTATGTACCAATAATCATGAGAGCATATTTTACATGTGCTTTGATTATTCTGATGTCATTAACATCGATGGGAATTTTTGGTTACCTATCAAAAGCCCACTTAGACCAAGCAGTTCCTACTGGTGATGTAGCAAGTAAAATAGAAATTATCGACCAAAAATTAAAAACAGAGAAAGAGAATGTCGAGTCAGCAAGAAACTCAATTAAACAGCTTGATGCGCAGGTTGATCAAGCAATCGGAAGAAGCGACAACACGCAAGGAGTGGAGAGATCTGTACAGATTAGACGAGGACAGCAGAAAGAGCGATCCGCACTTCTTGCTGATATTGGATCAGCTCAAACCAGAATCGCAAGATTAAATGAGGAAAGAGCACCTATCGCTGCTGAGTTGAGAAAAGTTGAAGCAGAAGTAGGTCCAATTAAATATATCGCAGCATTACTTTATGGTGACAATCCCGATCAGGGAATTCTTGAAAAGGCAGTGAGAATTGTCATTATTATGATTGTTATAGTATTTGATCCATTGGCAGTTTTATTGTTGATGGCAGCAAATACTCAAATCAAACAAGAGGAAGAACCAAATGGCAACACAGAAGAAACCATCGCAGAAATCGACAGAAATGTTGGAGAAAAACCAACCAAAGAAGAACTCTCCGAAGAAGACAACACAGAACAAGAAGCCAGCGCAATCAACAGAATCAAAGAAAGATTCATCAACAAATTCCGAGCAGCCAAAGAACCTGATTTGGGACAACAAACAACAGAAAGCAGTACCCCAGTCTGGGAACCAGCAACCTTCGGAGAGTCCAGTCCAGGAGTTACCATCGAAACAACAGAGTTGGATAGTAACGAAACTAAAAAATCTGATTGGATTATAGGATCTGATAAAAGAGAAATGCTTCCATTAGATCAGGATGGGGCAGGTAGAATTACAACTGCCCTTCCTCCTGATTTTATCGTGGATTGGTCGAACAAGTTAAAACCTGTCGCTGTTCCTAGAAAGAAAGAGTAATTCTCATAAATAGTTCTATCCGATAATAACAATAACATGGATACAACATGGAACAAGCAAAACCACTATCTCGTTCAGAGAGAGAAGCCCAAATTAAAGACAAAGCTGGTCTGGTAATCTGCGTTTTGGCAGCATTACTGGCAATCAACACTTTAATGGGTGGTTCCAACTCAAGTAAAATCCTCAATAATACTATTGAAGCAAACAATACTTGGGCATTCTATCAAGCAAAAGCAATCAAACAAACATTGGCAGAGCAGTCATTGGACGATGCTCAATTTCGTAATGATACAGTAAAAGCTGCTAAATTAGAAGAAAAAATTGCTCGTTACGAATCTGATCCTAAAACTGGAGAAGGTAAAAAAGAATTAATGGAAAGGGCAAGAAAGTTAGAAGCTGGTAGAGCAGAAGCAAAAGCTCGCAGTCCTTTCTATACTTACGCTGGTTCATTATTTCAAATCGCAATTGTTCTGCTAACAGCTTCTATTCTAGCAGTTAATATGCGTATGTATTGGGCAAGCATTGGAGTTGGCAGTGCTGCTGCTCTTTTAATGTCCCAAGCATTATGGTTGTGGATTCCCATAACTTTTTAATCTCGATTTACATTTGACTTTCGTGTAGTATATTCTGAATCTTGTTATAGTTGTTAAAACAATAACAGACCACAAGAATGTGGCACAAGGAAAGAAAGAAAATGGTAAAGAGTTTAACAGGAACTGGCGTGTTTCCGAGAAAAGTATGCGCAATGCTAACAGTAGCTGGAATGCTACTGTCGGCAAATGTATGGGCAGTTGACCCAATCATCACTCAATCAACTAGCGATAGTACAAGCACAAGTAATAGCAATAGTACTAGCGTTAGCACACAAAATAGTAACAGTACTACTACAACCAATGGTAGCACAACTACTAAAGTTATCTCTCCTCCTCCAACAGCAGTTGCTCCAGCAGTAACAATCATCAACTCTGATGTTTGTGCCGTTGGATATTCAGGTGCTGCTCAAACTCAAATCTTAGGTATCTCTTTCGGTGGCACAACCACAGATAGAAACTGCGAGCGATTAAAACTTGCTCGTGGTGTTTATGACATGGGTATGAAAGTTGCTGCAGTTGCTATCATGTGTCAAGACGAGCGTGTATTCTCAGCGATGTTGAATGCTGGTACTCCTTGCCCAATTGATGGTAAAATCGGCGAGCAAGCCAAAGAGATTTGGGAAAACAATCCTGATCGCCAGCCACAAAAAATCAAGAGTAAAGAGTAATGAAACTCCTAGCAGTATTTGTCTCTGCCATATTGATAGCAGGGTTATCAAACTGCGATCGTGCTCATGCACAGGTAACATTTAATCCACAAGGAATGACAGTAACACCAGTAAATGGTGGAACAGGAACACTCGTTGGTATTCCTATTGGTCAATCAGGATTAACTGTTTCTGTTGGTACTGGCTCAGCTGCTTTACCTTTACAGAATATTGCTGGTAATAGCGCAGCTCAACATTTACAGTTGGGTGATGATAGTTCTCAGAATGTTCCGCTTAATTTTAGTTTTCCGTTTTGGGGTCAATCTTTCAATAACTCTTGGATGTATTCTAATGGTATTGTTAGTTTTACCACTGGTAATATCCCAGGTGCTGGTTGCTGTGGTGGTCAAGATTTATCTGGACTTGCAAATCAGGGAACAAGAAACTCAGTTTATAACTACATGATTGCTCCACTGTGGACTGACTTGATAGATACAACTGGTCAGGCTACTTGGTTTTTACAAAATGGAACTTCTGCCACTTATGGTTGGTATAACACCAGAGAATACGGAACAAATAATCAAAGTAGTTTTGAAGTAAACATTAACTCTAATGGACAAATGAATGTTCGTTATGGTGGCGCATTTGTTTCAACAAATCATACAGTAACTGCTGGTATGACTGGTGATTTGTCTCAAGGTCAATATTTTCAGTACTATCATGGTCAAGGATTTAGTGTACCAACATCTAATCCAGTAACATGGGGAACCAGTGGTTCTTTCGATGCGTGTACTGCAAACCCTCTGTCTTCTACAACTTGTCCTGGATATCAGGCAGCATATACTACTCAACAATGTAATATAAACCAATTGTTTAGTCCATCTTGTCCTGGATATCAAGTAGCATATTTTACTCAACAGTGTTCGGCAAGCGCATTATATAATCCATCTTGTCCTGGATATGCTGTAGCTTACACCAATCAGCAGTGTTCAGTTAATCCATTGTTTTCAACAAGTTGTTCTGGATATTCTCAAGCGTATCATGATCAACAATGTTCATTGAATAGTTTATACGCTACTGATTGTCCAGGATATGCTGCTGCTTATTTACAACAACAGTGCGATGCGAACCCACTATACTCAACAACATGTCAAGGATATGCCCAAGCGTATCACGACCAACAGTGTACAATTAACCCATTGTATGCTACAGACTGCAGTGGATATGCAGTTGCCTATCACAATCAACAGTGTAGTATAAATCCACTATACGCAACAGATTGTACTGGTTATGCTCAAGCGTACCACAATCAACAGTGTAATGCTAATCCGCTGTATGCGACTGATTGTACTGGTTATGCTCAAGCATACTTCAATCAACAATGTTCTTTGAATGGATTATACAGTCAGCAGTGTCCAAACTATTCAACTGCTTATGCTACTCAACAGTTGTTACAACAACAGAACATGGCATCAACAGTAGCTACGGCAGGAGTAGTTGCAACTACATCTCCAACTACAACTACTCAAACTACAACACCGACAACGACATCGTCAACAACTACAACTGTTGGTTCAGTTACACCTACTGTTAGTTCTACTGGTACTGTTACTACTACACCATCAGCAACTGGTAATACTACTGTTGATAAAGCCATCGCTGCTCCAGTAGCTTCGGCAGCGCCAGCTGCAGCGCCAGCTGCTCCAGTTCAGTTGGTAGCTCAAGCGCCAGCGCCAGCAGCCCCAACTCCTGCTGCTCCAGCGCAGCAGGCATCTGGATCGAGCGATAAAAAATCTGACGATAAACCAAGTGGTGGTTCTGGCGATAAGAAACAGGATGATAAGAAATCTGATGGCGATAAACCAGCAGGTCCAAGTCAAATGGCTGGTGGTAGCCAACAGGATGGTAATAAAGATCAACCTAAAACTGCTCGTCAAGAAATCGCAGAAAGAAAAGCAGAGGCTGCGAAGAAAGAAGCAGCAGCTAATGCTAAGAACTTGGCTAACGAAATGGGCAAAGCGTCTAACATGGAAGCCCAGAAACAAATGCAAACTGTAGTAATTCAAGCAATGGCATTTAAACCTGGATTTGATGTTTATAGCCAACAGTTAATTACTCAAACTCCATTTTATCCACCTGTTTCAATATATAAAAATCAACAAACAGTGGATAATAGAAGATTAGGTCGTGGGTTGTTTGGTCCGACTGATTCATTACATAATGAAATGGTAGAATCCCAATACAACAGAGGAAATTAAAATGTACATGGATATTTGCATGCAGTTTTTAAAATTACAAATTATTGGCATTACTTTCTTGTTTGGAGTAATGCTAGTAGATACTATTAAAGAATTTTTAAAAGGAAATTAAAATGCCAGAAGAAATCAAAGATGTAAACGCTGCTATTGACAATGCAGAAGAAGCAGTAAAGAAATACGCAAGTAAAGACACAGTTATCAGCATCGGTGGATATGAATTTACTCCAGCGAAATTGATGGTTGCGTTCACATTAGTATCATCTATCCTTGGTGGTTTATATGGTGCTTTTGAAGTATACAAAGACTATCAAGATATGAAGACCAAGATTACTAAGTATGTTGCTCCAGACTTATCTGAGTTTGACAAGCGTCTTGCTGTTATTGAGAAAAATAGTCAACAAGAAGTTGAGTATGTTAATAACATTAAAAACGATTTGAAAGCAGACATTCGTCGTCAAGGCGATCAGATTGATCAAGTCGAGCGTAGCGCTAAACAAACTCAGCGTGAAACCCAACAGGATGTTCAAGATGTTCGTAAGGATCTGAAACAACTTGGTAAAGATGTAGATAATAAAATTCAAAAGGCATTGGATAACCCATTGGCTCGCTAATGATCTCTAAACCAGATTATTTGAACAGACCTGTTTGCCCTGTCTCTGGATGTAAAGGCTGGAGACAGGTATACTCTGAAATTGGTAACACTGTTTCTTATCTTAAAACATGTAGTAGACATACATACTTAGATTTAAAACAAACTAAATAGGGTTATTGACGAACATTCTACATGAAAGTTTTCTTTTAATTATTAGGAGATAGAAATGTTACTTATCATTGGATTAATAGTAGGTTTGGTTCTTGGTTATTTTCTTGGTCAAAAACCAGCTGTTGAAGCTGAGGTAGCAAAAGTTGAAGCTGAGATAGCTCCAGCACAAACTGCAACACCAGCGCCAGAACAACCAACTACACCACAAAACCAACAGCAATAGTATGGAATTAACACTAACACCAGCAGCAAAAGAGAAAATTACAGATATACTGGCTGAAGAACAACTGCCGTATATCCGTGCTTTTGTTCAAGGTGGTGGTTGCTCAGGATTTTCCTATGGATTTACTCTTGAAGAAGAAAAACAGGAAGACGATTTTGTTATAGAAAATGTGTTGGTAGATTCAATGTCAATGCAATATTTGATTGGAGCAACTATTGATTATGTGCAAGAATTAATGGGATCTAGTTTTAAAGTATCAAACCCAAACGCAACTAATACTTGTGGTTGTGGTAGTAGTTTTACTGTCTAAGGAATATTATGAAAAAGTTAATTTTAATTGCAGTATTATTTGCAAGTGGCTGTTCTTTACTGCCAAGAGACCACGATCCAGTTATGTTTGGGAATTTGGTTGATGTTAAGATTTCAGTGGATAAACTATCCTGCGATGACAAGAATTGGAATGCAGCACTTGACAAAGTCCACACTCTTAAGGTATACTCAGAATTGAGAAACGATCCTCAAGCTACATCAATTTCTCAGCTAGAGGAAGCATTGGGTAAAGCGAGAGATTCCAGCAATAAGTTATTCTGCGAGTCTGTCTTGAAGATAAACAAAACTCGCATCGATGTCGTAGCTGATGCATGGAAGGGAAGATAATGTTAGAAAGTTTAAGAGAAACCGCAGGAATGGGTGGACCAGCTTCTGGATTGGCAAATGAATTATTAGTTCTCGCCGATCAGTTTAGTTCTGGTCAATTGAATAAAGACGAGTATCAATTTCTCGTTCAACAAGTAGCTGAAGTGAAAGCAGCTCAAGAGTTGGCTAACGATGAAGTTGCTATGCGCTATATCGTTGAAGCAGCAAATATTTTAATTTCGGCAACTATGTAAATAAGGATTTTTCGTTATGGGTATACTTGAATTGACAGTAGGTGCCATTGTGGCAGGGTTTTTCACTGTGTTTGGTTGGAACGCAGGCAATATTGTCTGGGACAAATATGTTGAACCACCAGCAGTCGAACAACCAGTAGTAACTAAAGATAAAAAATGAATGAATTAAAAAACAAATCATGGTTAGATAATTATGAGCGTACACTAGATAATATACAGAGAATTTTGTGGATTATCTTGTTGTTGTTATGGATTAACTCTTTCCTATAAAATGAAACCCACCATTGCTTTATTTGTTGCTGATCCTAAATGTTCAGTACAGTCAAGCAATGGTATCATAAGTGCTCTCTCCCCACACTATAAGTTTAAACTATTTTCCAAAAATGAAATGGAAGATGGTTTCTTCAACACAGTTGACGCAGTTGCGTTTCCTGGTGGATTTGGTGACTCTGACTCTTTTGATACCTTGCTTAAATCTAATGTTGATTCAGTAAGAAATTTTGTAAGCAGAGGTGGGAAGTATATTGGTATATGTATGGGTGCGTATTGGGCAGGTAAACACTATCTGAATATTCTCGATGGTGTTGAAGTTGTTCAGTACATTAAACAACCAAATACCTGCACTCGCAGACCTCATGCTAAAAATATACCAATAGACTGGTTGGGTGTAGAAGACAAAATGTTTTTCTATGATGGACCAACATTTAAAGGTAATGGTCGCTACGATACAGTGGCTAAGTATTCAACTGATTACCCAATGGCTATCGTTCAAGATAACATAGGGTTGATTGGTTGTCACCCAGAGAGCGAACAGTTTTGGTATGATAGTTACTCTTGGATGAAAGGTAAGTATCATAACGGAAGGCATCACAAGTTGTTGTTAAATTTTGTAAATCAATTAATGGAGAATCATGAATAAACCTGACAAGAATTTTGTATTGAGTAAAAGCGCCAAGCGTATGGCAGCTTCTTTTGTAAACCCACATGAGCGTGGAGCGTTCATTCGTCTGATGATTGACGCTGAGTTGGAAGCCAAAAAAGCTCCACCACCAAAAGAAAAAGGTCGTCGAAACGATACCCCTACAGAGTAAAGGGTTATTACCCCTCCTGCAAGCCCCACCCAGCGTGGGGCATTTTTTTGCTTGACAATAATTCAGAAATTAGGTATAATTATTCTATTGACTTGAAAAAGTAAGGATTTTTATGCAAATGATTCATGCGTCGTTGGGTAAATCTAAAAAGCGTAAACCTGATGCGAAAGCACGCAAGTTGCGCGAAGATTGGGAAAACCTTTTAAAGAAGTATGCCACGAAGACTTCGACTGCGCCCACGCACAAGAAACTCAGTGAGTCAGACTTCCTTGGTAAACCTGCTTGTCGTGAGACACCTAAGATACCAAGTCTTCCATTTACTGGTGGTCCATGTTTCAAGAAAGCCAATCCAGTTTATACAGGCGATAAGATTAAAGGTATCGGTACTATGCATAAAAGTAATGCCGTGCCTGTTTTTAGTGATGAGGAAGCTGTTGCGATTGCAACAATGCGGAGGTAGTATGAAGATTGTTTTGAAATTGAAGAAGATTCGTGATCCGATAGCAAAGGATCTGCGAACACCAAAATATAGAATGAAAGTTGTGTTGAGCAAGAAAGCGTATAAACGAATTAAGAAAGTGATGAGCCATGAATTTGAATAAATTTTTTGAAGACCTTGCTTCGAACAACTCTCGTAACTATAAACTTGAGCAACTTCAGGCAAATGTCAACAACGAAACCCTTCGTACTGTTATTAGTCTGGCTCTTGATCCCTTCACGAATTTTTATATTCGTAAGATTCCAAAGTATACGCCAAATAACACAAGCGTAAACCTAAACATCAAAGATTCATTCCCATGGTTGTATAAACTTTGTAATCGTTTGGTTACAGGCAATGCTGCGATTGAACATCTGACTGAATTACTTGAGAAAGTATCTGCCGATGATGCAAAGGTTATTGAGCGTATCATCTCTAAAGATTTGAAGTGTGGTGTTTCTATTTCAACAGCCAATGCCGTATGGTCGGGATTGATTAAAGAATATCCTGTTATGCTTTGCTCAGGTTATGAGCAGAAGTTGGTTGATAAAATTAAATTCCCTGCTTATGCCCAACTAAAGATGGATGGTATGCGGTTCAATGCCATCGTCAAGGATGGTGCTGTTGAGTATCGTAGTCGTAATGGTAAAGAATTAAACTTGTTGGGGAACTTAGATGATCAATTCCTTAAAATGGCTGATGGTGGCGATTATGTTTTTGATGGTGAACTCATGGTTATGTTTGATGGTGATAGTCAGTTTGCTGATCGCCAGACTGGCAATGGAATCCTCAACAAAGCAAACAAGGGCACAATTTCAGCAACCGAAGCAGGGCTAATTCATGCAACAGTATGGGATATGTTACCTTATGTGTTTTTTACTGACTGTTACAGTGATGTGCCATACGCAACTCGGTTCGCCAAGTTGAAAATTATGGTAGATAAAATTAAATCGAAAAACAAGCGAGTCTGGTTGGTTACAAGTAATATTGTAAACACACTAGAGGAAGCTACAGAAATTTTCGAGGGATATCTTGCCGAAGGTTTGGAAGGTATCATCTTGAAAGATGGCTCAGGTGTTTGGGAAGATAAACGAGCAAAACACCAAATTAAGTTCAAAGGCGAACTCGAATGTGATCTTAAGATCGTTGGTACTGAGCCACACAAAAAGAAACCTGATTGGCTGGGTGCAATAATCTGCGAGTCTGCCGATGGTATTGTTAAAGTCAATGTAGGAAGTGGATTCAATGACACGCATCGTAAGACATATAAAGAGAAAGATCTTCTTGGTAAAATTGTCGCAATCAAATATAATGCTCGAATTAAAAATAAAGCTGGTGAAGAAAGTTTGTTCCTCCCAGTATTTGTCGAACTACGGGAAGACAAAGATCGTGCGGATAATTCTAAGGAAATAAAATGAACGAATATAATACAAGAATTGACAAGTTAGCAAACATTTGGGCAAACATGCGATANGAGGAACATGGTAAAACATACTATGTCTTTTCAGAAGAAGCAATAAACATGTTTGCTCATAAAATTGTCCATGCATCCTGCTGGGCATTTGGTGAGACAAGAACAGAACCAAGTCTTGAGAAATTTATTTGCAACAAACTTGGTGTTAAACTTGACTAAAAATCGTAAGTAAAGTATAATAGTTTTATAGATTATGAAATGGAGAGTGCTATGCCTAATTGGTGTGATAACAGTTTAACAATTACAGCTTCTAAAGAAAAGATCGATGCGATCGAAGCTGGTTTGAAGTTACAGGAAAAGGTTCTGTTCCAGACAATTCGACCAAGACCAGAGTCTGAAGAAGAAAGCTGGTATGAGTGGAATGTAAACAACTGGGGCACAAAGTGGGAAGCATCTGTCTATGACTATAATCGTTCAGATGACAACACCATTTGGGTTTCGTTTGATTCGGCATGGTCTCCACCTGTAGAGTTATATGAGTGGATGAATAATAATGACTATGAAGTTCTTGCCTACTATCACGAGGGTGGTATGGGTTTCATTGGTAAGTATGAAGATGGGTATGATGACTGCTATGAATATAGTTTCTCAGATCGCGAGTCAATTGAAAACTTACCAGAGGATCTGATTGATTATGCTGATTTGTTGAATCAGTATGACGACTGGGCTGCTGAAAACGAAACTCAAGATGGAGAAGAATATTAATGTCAGTACTTGCTAGTATTATCAAACAGAAAATCTTTTTTGATGCAGATAACGAAAAACACATTAAGTTATACAAATCTTTTCTGAAGGATCATCGTTGGGGTAAAGAAGCATGTCCTTTCATCCTTGAGTTTCCTTATCTGACAATCCCCGATATGATTAAAGATAAGATGATTCACAAGTTGTTGGGTGTTAAACAAGAAGGTTATAAGGTGAATTTATAATGAAAGTAGCAATCAATACATGTTTTGGCGGATTCGGTATCTCAAATTTAGCGTTTGAAAAGTTACTTGAGCGTAAGGGTATTGCATTCAATAAAGTTCCATCGAAATTTCCAATTCGTGATAACGACTCAG